TCTTTTTTGGTTTCCTTCGATCCAAGCCATAATGAATCCTTGTCTAAGAAATATGGAATATCAACATCCCAAAGAATATTACCAATTGCAGTTAATTTAGGAATGAGAATTTCGCTGTTAGTTCTATTACCAGAAAATATAAATTGGCAGTATCCAGCAAACTCATGCTGGAGCAATCTCATGTTATGATATATGAATTTCAAATTCGCCTTATGAGGAGTAAAGTCGTTATTACTACTTATACGTTCTAAAGTAGATTCTACAACAACAAATAAATAACACTCCATTTGTTTTGCCCTACTTAGTTCACGCCTAAACCTATCAAGATTTTCACCAACTAAAGTTCCTTTAAAATCCGATTCTGATTTTCTATCCACAAAAGTTTTTGTATAATTCGAACCACTAGCGGTATAATCACCAAAATCTAATTTAACTTTTTTTTCTTTTTTAAAAGAAAGTGGCTGTTGCTCTCTGGTATCTACGAATATTTCTACATTTGAAAAGTCTTCGTAAAACTTTCTAGGCAAACTGCGCCTAAACATAGGCTCTATACCAATTTCATCACAAACTTTAGAATAAGAACCAAAATGCTTTTTATATAAATCAATAGTTGGCATTTCACTAGTTTCTAATTCTAGATGGCATGGGGCATACTTTAAATCCTTGTTCTTTATCCTGTAGGCGAGCATTTTTTTTATCTGCTGTTTAACAGTTTCTGGCGATTCTATCTCGCACCATCTTAAAAGCTGCTTTCTATTCTCAAAATCTTTTTCAAAATAAGACTCTTTATCTTTAAATGCTAAATAGGTGCCTGTTAAAAGGTTTTTTCTAGGATAATAGCTAACATAATATTCGTTAAGTCCAATCTTATGCTTTTTTAAATGCGCGTGCAAACTCCTTTCGGAAGGAAAGGAACTGTGGCATATTTTGCAACAGTTTGGATTATCAGATTGCATCATCCAATGATATTCCTAGTATACGCGCCTTCCACTCTACCATAGTTTCCATTTTTTTTGCTTCTTCTGCAACAAGAGATTTTTGCATCTCAGCAATTTTAATCATATTAGCTCGCTCTTCTTCGTCTTGGAAAAGTTGCACAATAGAAAGAATAGAGGCATTCTCTTTATGTTTAGAAGATATTCTCTCTCTTCTGTCTCCTTGTAATTTTTTAATTAAGCTTTCTACTCTGCCTTCGCACTGATGGTATTCGCTGCTTTTAGCTTTAATAATTTCAGCTAAACGAATACTCATTTCATTCTGCTCTTGAGTTTCTTCAAACATTTTGTTCAACTTGTCCAAATGGCGAGAGGTAGTTTCTAAATTAATAATTTCTTTGCAAACATTCATATACAAATTAACTTCATCTGCCGTCAAATCTGGTTTATCCCAAGTCATGCGGATGAATTCTTGTTCAAAAATATTTCTATCCTCTTCGGAGGTGTAACAATTTATAATTTTTTGAAAACGAGAATTTAGTAAATTAATTGCAAGCTTTTCCGCGCAAACTTTTTGCTGTCTTGTTAGTCGATCTTTATCAATTTTTTCTCCAGTAGCTTCATTAATTCGATTAATCACACGTTCTATTGAACGCGGAGTTTGATATTTAACAAACATCGCATCGTCTGATGTAGCGTTGTTCTCGCAACCAGAATTTCTTATGTAAGAGCCAACAGTTCTATGTTCAAGACCCATTGCTGATATTGGTCTATCTGGGAAGAGAAGCTCTGCTATTCTCAAAGCCGAAATACCATTTTTTGCCTGATCTTCTATAAACTGCTCTTGTTCTGGAGTCAGTGGCAAATCACCTACTTTTTCGTATTTCGATGTTTTGTATTGAATTTTATTTGAAGCTAGTAAAGATCTGATAGCAATTCCTTGCCTTGTTCTTCCATCAAGAGCTTCGTCATTAAAAAATTTTCGAGTTATAGTATTTAGATCAGGAAATTCTTTCGCAAGTTCGATAATTTTTTGACGATCCTCTTCACTAAAGCTAATTTTATTATTTGCCACCTAATATGTCCTCGTTTTGAAGAATTTTAGTCGCTACTTGTTTAAAGAGCTTTTTTAGATTTTTGATTTGTTTGTACCCTGCCTTTTTGCCTTTTTCGTTTGTTCTGTATCCCATTTCCGCTGCTACTTTTTCTTCATCTGCTCCATCAATATACAATCTAGAGTAAACTTTATATTGTTTGGGAGCCAAACGATGTTTCATTTCTTCGTGAAGTCTAGCTGCGCTAGCAAGGATATTGAAACTTATATCTTTCATTTCCCTAACTGATTCAGCATGATTTTCTATAGAGACAGAAAGCTTTACGTCATATGCTGATTTTTTTGTCTTCTCCCATTTTCTATAAAGCGGACACTCGTTGCATTGTCTACCACTTGCAGTTATAGAACACGCTGGAGGCTCATTACCTAAATTATATTTGCACCCCAAACATGGTCGAACATAATTTGAATAATTATTTCTTAGTATGTTTTTGATCTGATTGACGGTAATTCTAGCAATCCAAGGCTCTAACGGCCTATCTTGTTTCCATAGTTTCCATTTCTTAGAAATATGGAATCTAATTATTTGGGCGACATCTTCATAATCCATCCAAGCAATCGCCTTAAGCTGCCAGATATATCTGTGCTTCTCTATTATCTTATCTATAACATCCTGCTTGTCTTCGTATTTAATCTTCTCTCGCTTTGGAGCTTCCATATTTGGTGGGAGATAAGCTGTCTATCCCACCAACTCTTTTAGGAGCAAATTTTCTTGGTCCGCTTTGAGGGTTACGCGATAGTTCTTCTAAATTAAAAGTTTTAAACCCACCTTCAATTTCAATTTCCACATCAAGCTTATCTATGTCAGGAAGTTCATCGATATTTGTATTATCTTCAGACTCCTCTTCAATATCTTCTTGATTTACATTTCTGCTTGGTTTTTTTTGCGCTTGTGACAAAGCTTTGCCGTTCATAGGAGAACCGCATTTTGAGCAAAAATTAGGAGCAAAGCCACTGTATTCGTGTTTAGCCCCGCAATTTGTACAGAAAACGCTTGCCATATTAATTTATAAGTTTATCGCTGAGATTTTCTAGCTTTACCAATATTGTAGCTATATATCATTGAATTTCAATTGATTAATTTAATTGTTAAAATTATAAAAATCTTTCTTCGGGAATATTCCTTTTTCTCACTTCTTCTTGATTATTAATATTCTTAATTTTTCTGACAATGAATTTTAAAATTTCACTGCGTTTTATATCTTCTTCTGTAAATTCAAACGAGAAAACACCATGTTGCCCGGATTCTTCGTCTGAAAATAAATCGTAAAAGTCGATAAATCCATTTTTACCTTTGATATCTGATTGCATAAAATCTCCGCATAAGAAAATTTTACTCCCGTCCCCGATTCTAGTAAGTAGGGTTGTGATTTCCTTGAATGTAAAATTTTGCACTTCATCTGCGATTACGATTTTATCTGTTAAAGTGCTACCTCTAAGGAAGTTAATGGGAGTTGCAGAAATTCTGCCTTCGTCTTTTAAACGATGAGCATCAATAGGTTCAATTATTTCTTGAATTTTGTCTTCAAGAGGGAGCAGATATGGCTGAAACTTTTCGCCAACTGTTCCTGGCAGCGAGCCAAGAGATTTTTCGCCGCTTTCAGCGATTGTTCTAATATAGATAATATCTTTTTCATTGTGGTTGATAAGGTTAAGTGCCGCGTAGACTGCCATAAAAGTCTTTGAAGTTCCCGCTGGTCCAGCGATAAAGACTATTTTGGTCTCGTCTCCTAAAAGTATCTTTAATAATTGTTGTTGTTTTTCAGTGAATTTGAATTTGCGTTCTTTGAATTTTATTTCCGTTTTCATCTGCGGAATAATTACTTCCGTAGATGCCGATTTTGTTTTCTTGGGCTTTTTTTGCCATAAATACTAAACCATCTCTTCGATTATTTGTAGCCCCCCTTTTGCTACACCATTGCTATCAATCGAAACTGTCTGCGAATTTAAAACTCCAGACATGTAAAATGAATTTCCATCTGGCATCGTTATTGAGCCAGAAACTGTTGTGTTTGGCTGATAATCAGAAAGCCAATCAATATTTGATATTCCATTTATCTGCAATGACTTTGTTATTTTGCTAACACTTACTTTTGTAGGGTAAGTGCTTCCTATTTCAAAATTAGGCGCTCTATCAATTTCGATACTGAAATTTAAATTTTCGTATTCATTAATTTGCTGAGTAAAATTAATTCCAGATAAATTAATAGTCATGTTTCTCAATGGCGAAATTATTCCTGTTTCAGCGCTCTGACCAT